GAACGGTTTCATGCGAATGGCTGTTGACAATGCTGTATTATCTGGTAACCTACTGATTGAGATAGATGAAACAAACCTCGTACCAGGACAAGACTTATCAGTGTATCCAGGCAAGGTGTTCCGTAGACAAGGTGGAGCGCCGGGTCAAGCTATATTTGGTACTAAGTTCCCCAATGTGGCTGCAGAGAATATGCAACTCTTTGATAAAGCTAGGGTTTTAGCTGATGAATCCACGGGTTTTCCATCGTTTGCACACGGTCAGACGGGTGTATCGGGAGTGGGAAGGACTGCTTCTGGTATTAGTATGCTTATGTCTGCAGCTAATGGCTCTATACGATCTGTTGTTAAAAATGTAGATGACTATCTATTAGCACCTATGGGACGTGCCTTCTTTGCATTTAATATGCAATTTGACTTTGATGAAGACATTAAGGGCGACTTAGAGGTTCTGGCTAACGGCACAGAAAGCCTGATGGCTAACGAAGTACGCTCCCAGCGCCTAATGCAATTCTTGGGTGTAGTACAGAACCCAGCACTAGCACCCTTTGCTAAGATGGATTACATCATTCGTGAGATCGCTAAGAGCATGGACCTTGATCCTAACAAAGTTACTAACTCTATGCAGGATGCAGCTATCCAAGCTGAGATTCTTAAAGGGTTCCAACAACCTGCTCCACCACCGCCTGAAGCTGCAGGTGGACCAGCGCCAGTAGGACAAGAAGGTGCAGCATTACCAGCAGGTGCGGTAGCACAAGATCAGACAGGAGCAGGTGGTGGAACTATAGGTACAGGAGTAGCACCAGCACCAGGAGAACAAGGATTCTCAGGTAATGTCGCTTAAGTCTTTCGTAAATAATAAACAAGAATGGGACGCATTCTGTGAAGAGATTAATAATCAAATAGCAGAATTACACAAACGCTTGGAACAGTCTGAGAATGTAAATGATATATACCAAACACAGGGAGGTATACGTGCTTTACGTAGACTCATGTATTTAAGGGACAAAGTTAATGGCATTAAATGAAGACGATCAAACAGAAATAGTATTTAAGACACGGCGCAATCAAGTAGATCCTGTGTCAGGCAATGAAGTACCACCAGGTTCTCTACCAGAAGAAGTACGTGATGACATACCTGCAATGTTAAGTGAAGGTGAATATGTTGTCCCTGCTGATGTTCTACGTTACTATGGCATGAAGTTCTTTGAGGATCTACGTGAACAGGCCAAGATTGGTATGTCTGAAATGGAAGCTAATGGTCGTATCGGTGGGGAGCCTGTTGAAGTAGAAGGCGATAGTGGTATCTCGGATGAAGAGGTTGCGGCTATGATGCTGCAAGACTTATCACGAACTCAAACGGGGGCTGCTCAAGGAGGTCTTATGGGTTTCCAAGCAGGAGGTCTAAACTTCCCTGAATATATCAAGCAACCTGATATAACACAGTTCAGACCTAGTGGTCCTGACTTTGTTGGTGGCCTAGAATATCTTGTGTACGTAAATGATCAAGGTATGAAAATTACTATCCCGTTTTTTAACGGAGAGCCTATGGCTATGATACCGCCAGGCTATACCCTAGAAGGAACACAAACTAAACCAGAGGCAAAAAAAGTTGATGATTCTTCTAGAGATAGAGATGATAAAGACCCACCAGAAAGAAAACCTCCAGATTATAGCAATTTGTCTATTGAAGAATTGGAAGGTAGGATTCAAGGGCTTAAAGATAAATCGACAACAGAAGGCAAGATTTCTTCGTTTATAGATAGCATACCAATTATTGCTGGCATAAATATGTTGGCAGGAACAACTAACACGCAAAAACAAATAGAAATGTACCAAGCAGAATTAGATAGTAGAAAATCAAGAGTCGATACAGAGCCAAGTGATACGGGTTCTAAGTTTATTGTTCCTACTGATCCTGCTGATATTAAAGCTATGGAAGATGCCGCTCCAAGGGGTTATACATATAACCCAGATACAGGGTCTTACACAACAGACGACACTACACCAGATGAATCACCAAGACCAAGGTCAAGGCCTGGCTCTAGTTCTGGTAACGGTACTCAATCTGATTCTAGTGGCTCAGGCTCCCAGAGTTTTGGTGAAGCCTTTGCGGCAGCACGTGCTGAACAAGGTGCAGGTGGTACTTTTGAATATAAAGGTAAATCCTATTCTACAAACACTGCTGAAGATGAGCAAAATAATTCTAACCCAAGTGGTTCTACCTAAAATTATTGGACCCGATCCATATAACTATAAGGATACCCAGTTACGACTGGCCCCAACATAAGGAGTAAGAAATGGTTGAAACTCAATTAATACAAACTAACTCTGCGTCACATCAACGTAATGCTAATCGTGTCGCACAAGATGAGGCAGAACTAAGGGAACTGCTTAAACAGGCAGGTGTTATTCAAGATGAAGAAGCACAAGAAGAAGAAGAGCAAGTTGCTGAAGCGCAACCCCGTAGCCCAAAGCCTAGCGCAGAGCCAGTACAGGCAGAGAGTAGTGCCAAACAAAAAGAAGAACCTAAAGCTGAAGCACAAGAAAGCGATGATAGCTTAAGTGCTGAAGAGAAGACGTTCAAGCAAAGATATGCTGACATTCAGCGTCACATGCAGAAGACAGCAGATCAACATAAAGAAGAGATTGAAAAGCTAAAGAAGCAACTTGACGCAGCTACTAAGAATGAGCTTGTACTACCTAAGTCAGAAAACGAGGTAGAGGCTTGGGCTAAGAAGTACCCTGATGTAGCGGGTATTGTCGAAGCTATAGCAGATAAGAAGGCCAGAGAGCGTTCATCTGATCTTGACGGTAGGCTAAAAGAGATTGAAGAGTTACGCATCGTAGCTAAACGTGAAAAGGCCGAAGCTGAACTTGCTGCATTACATCCTGACTTTGATGCTATTCGTACAGATGATACTTTCCATGATTGGGCTAAAGAACAGCCTAAGTGGGTGCAGGATGCTCTGTATGAAAACATAGAAGACGCTAAGTCTGTAGCTCGTGTGATTGACCTATATAAAGTTGACAAAGGTATCTCGTCTAAACCTAAGAAACCTAGTAGCGACAAAAGTGCAGCAACTTCTGTGATGGCAAAGCGTACAGCTACACCTGACTACGACGAGGCTGCGGGTTACATACGAGAATCACAAGTAGCTAAAATGTCTATTAAAGAATATGAGAAGCGCATGGAAGAGATTATGGAAGCTCAGCGCTCTGGTAAGTTTATTTATGATATATCTAAGAAATAACTTGACAAGAAAACAATCATAAGTAAAACTATAGTATATACACCAAATAAGTGTGTATGCTTTTATAAGCACTAGCCACAACAAAGAACTACCTCTGAGTAAAGGCCCAGCGCTGATAGGAAGGCCATCCTTGATGCATAGCTGACTACCCTGAAATGATGAGCCTCTTTAGTGGATATGTAGTGTCAAACTTCACGCCATATCTATAAGGAGAAATTAACTATGGCTATAGCACTTGCCTCTGGCAAAACTGGATTTGACGGCAACTTCAGCCCGATTATCTATTCCAAACAAGCACAGATCGCTCTACGCAAGGCGGCTGTCTCAAATGCAATCACGAACAACTCTTATTTTGGCGAGATTGCAAACCAAGGTGATGTGGTTCGCATCCAGAAAGAGCCTGATGTAACAGTCAACGCTCTTGAGCGTAAAACTGCTATCAGCGTTGAAGACCTGAATGACGAGGACTTCTCACTCACCATTGACAAAGCTAACTACTTTGCTTTCAAAATGGATGACATTGAAGATCAATTCTCAAGTGTTGATTACGTTTCCCTTGCTGCTGATCGTGCAGCATATAAAATGGCAGACGCAATGGACGCAGACATTCTGTCATACATGTCAGGCCACACAACCGCTGGTGTTTTGATTACGACAACATCTGGCGACGCACAGCATGACACAGCAGGTAACTTGACTGGTGAATTTTTGACTGCCAATCATCTTACTATGGCTGACATTGGTCACATCACAACTTCAGCATCTGCAGGTACAACAGGTGACTCAATCCCACTAACCTCACGTCTTCCAGGCGCGACTGCATTGTCAACCACAACGACTTCACCACTAACGGTGGTAGCACGTATGGCACGTACAATGGACGTAGCAAATGTAGACTCACGTGGACGGTGGATTGTTGTTGATCCTGTGTTCATGGAGATCTTGAAAGACGAAGATTCACGTCTATTGCAATCTGATTGGGGTGGCAATGGCTTGATGAACGGCTTGGTATTGAATAACTTACACGGTTTCCGTGTGTATGTTTCAAATAACTTGCCTTCAGCGGGTACTGGACCAGGAACTTCAGGTGCAACTGCACAGGATGATAACTATGGTGTTGTCGTTGCTGGACAGGACGATGCTGTTGCTTCTGCTGAGCAGATCAACAAAGTCGAGAACTATCGTGATCCTGACTCATTCGCAGACATCGTGCGTGGTATGCACCTCTACGGAAGAAAAATTCTTCGCCCAGAAGCACTTGTAACAGCACGTTACAACGCTGCTTAATATTACATAGACTGTTGGGCTGGCTTTGTCAAGAGGCTGGCCCTTCAGCACATTTAAAATGTAAGGTTTTTTAATGGCTACGTATGTAACACTTGTAAATGAAGTACTTCGCCGCATGAATGAAGTACAGTTAGACACAGGGGGCAATGGCTTCTCTGATGTACGTAACCTACAAGCATTGGCTAAGGATGCCGTAAATGCTAGTATAAGAGAGATATTGCAAACCTCACAGGAGTGGCCTTTTACTCTTGTGACGTACACTCAAACACTATCTTCAGGTGTAGGAACTTATGCTTTTCCTTCTGACTACTCCAAGGCAGATTGGGATACGTTTTACATTAAGAAGCTAGTATCTACAAGTAATGATCCTGGAAGATTACCCGTAATAACTTATAATGATTACATTAGATACCATCGCGCTATAGAAGACGCTTCAAGTACAAATGGCTACTCAACGCCTAATATAGTTTACCAAACACAAGATACTAAGTTTGGCGTAACACCTCTTCCTGATGAAGCGTATGAAATAGAGTACCGTTATTGGAAGTTTCCTTCAGACTTAACTGTGTATAATGATACTTGTATTATTCCTGATAGGTTTAACACTGTCATAGTTGATGGCGCAGTTATGTACTTAATGCGGTTTAGGGCAAATGAACAAGGTGGAGCTATACATCAACAGAAGTTTGAGAATGGTATTGATAACATGCGGCGTTTATTACTAGACTCACCTATGTATGTGACTTCTACTGTTTTAACGGGATACCATTTTAACTCTAATACAGGCACTAAATAATGCCAGATAATCTGCGTACATTTGCTTCTCCTTGTCAGGGAGGATTAGTAATTAATACAGATCCTCTTACACAGGGGGGTCAGCTTTCAGGTACAGCTATACGTATGATTAATTATGAACCCGCCCTTGATGGTGGGTATCGTCGTATAAGCGGATACACACGAGCATACGGTGAACTAACTGGTTTAGCTAATTCACCCGTTTTGGGAGTACATGTTTCAGCAAGTATTAACCAAGGCATCTTTGCTGCACGTAAACCCACGTCAGGAAATAATTATTTACATTGGTACAATCACTACTATGATGTATCGTTGGGCACGGGTGAAGGATCTGGTTTTACAGTAGGTGAAACTGTAACAGGTGTTGTTAGTTCAGGAGATAGTACTGCAGTAGCAGCTACAGGTACAGTTATATCTAAAACAGCAGATGCTCTTGTAATTGACTTTGGTAAGTTGCCAGATAATATATTTGCTACAGGCAATGTTTTAACAGGCGGTACATCTTCTGCTACAGGTACGGTGCAATCAACCCCTACTGTTAAAGGGTGGCAAGCAATAACCACTTCAGGCTCACCTACAATGACAGGTGTTAGTAAAGTTAGGTTTGAAAGTTTTAATTGGGGAACACCTAAGTTTGTTGTTGTGGATGGAGTCAACCCTGCCGCTACGTGGGACGGTACTACTTATACACAACTTAATACAGGCAGCGTACCCTCTGCGCCTAGTTTAGCTGCAGCGTTTAACAATCATTTATTCTTAGGTGGTGATAGTTCAGAGCCGTACAACTTGTACTTCAGTGCAAACGTAAATGAAACAGACTGGACCCCTGCTAGTGGTGCGGGTGTTATTAATGTAGGCTTTGAGATTATACAAATTAAGTCTTTTCGTAATAATTTATTTATATTCGGCTCTAATAATATTAAACGTTTAACTGGTGATAACATCGCTAACTTTGCTGTTGAAACTATAACATCTAACATAGGATGTGTTGCACCTGATACTGTTATAGAGTTTAATGGTGATGTACTTTTTCTAGCGCCTGATGGTATAAGGCCTATCACAGGTACAGATCGTATCGGCGATATTGAATTTGCTACTCTTTCTAAGCCAATACAATCTATTTTTGAAAAGTATACAGCACAGGAAGACTTGGCTACCCTAACAGCAGTAGTAATAAAAAAGAAGTCACAGTTTAGAATGTTCTTTGCTGATCAAGATTCTTTGGGTATTTTAGGTTCTATACGTAGAAGTGGGCAAGGTGGCGCGGGGTTTGAGTATAGTCAACTTGTAGGGGTAGATGTAAAGACAGCCTCAAGTGGTTATATAGGCGATGAAGAGTTTGTTATACACGGGGATTCTGAGGGCTATGTGTATCGGCAAGAAGTAGGCACAAGCTTTAACGGTAATAAAATATTTAGCCTATATCAAACACCTTACTTTTATATGGATGATCCTGCGGTACGTAAAACGTTTTATGACTTAGATACTTATATGCGTTCAGAGGGTGTAGTTAATGTAGTTGTTTCAGTAGACTTTGATTATGGTAATCCACAAAGTAGTGTATCATCAGATTACAATTTGTCTACTGAAGGTGCTGCAGCTTTTTACGATGCCGCTACATTTGATGCAACAGATATTTACGATGGAAATCCCTCACCTGTAGAATCTACTAACATTGTTGGTTCTGCAAAATCTATGTCAGTCAGCTATGTTACAAATAGTACAGACCCAAGCCACACCATTCAAGCTATGACCATTACATATGGACTTGGGGATAGGAGATAAAATATGTCAGGTTATACACGTCAATCAGTAGCTGATATTATACCTACTGCAGTAGTTAGAGCAGCGCCGATTAATTCAGAATACGATAAATTAAGAGATGCCTTTGCTCACAGTACTACAGGTACTACAGGCCACAAACATGACGGTACATCCGATGAGGGTTCCTACGTACCCCTGATTGCTGATCTTGATGCTAAAAATAAAATTGCTGTAGATACCGCCAATAATCGTCATGGTGTATTTGTTGAGGTAAGCACTGTTGCAGTAGAGCAGGTAAGATTTCAAGATGGTGTTATTGTACCTGTTACAGATAATGACATTGACTTAGGTACATCTTCACTAGAATACAAAAATGCGTACTTTGATGGTACAGTATACGCTGACACACTAAGTATTGGTGATAATGACTACACTATTATTACAGACAACGATTACACTGTAGCAGCAGGTAACTTGACATTTGATGTAGCAGGTGATATAGTTTTAGATGCAGATGGTGCAGATGTTTTCCTTAAAGATGCAGGAACTACATATGCAGTATTCACTAACAACTCAGGCAACCTCACACTTAAGAGTAACACAACTACAGCAGTTACATTCACTGATGCTAATGCTGACTTTGCTGGTACTCTTGATGTAACAGGCAACGCTAAGTTTGACAGTAATGTTACTATTGATGGCAATACTGTAATCGGTGATGCTAACACTGACACAGTAGCTATTAATGCTAAGATCAGTACAGCACTTATTCCTACTACAGATAGTGCCTACAACTTAGGTAGTGCATCAGCATACTGGGCAGACAGTTACTTAGATAGCGTAACCACTACAGGTAATGTTAGCATTGGTGGTGACTTAACTGTTAATGGTAGTGCAGACTTTACTAATACTACCTTGGACAACGTTAATGATCCAACTACAGCACAACAGGCTGCTACAAAAAACTATGTAGATACAGCTATCAACAACCTTATCGGTGGTGCACCAGGGACACTAGACACACTAGACGAGATTGCCGCAGCTATCAATGATGACGATAATGTATATACTACATTAACTACAAGCATCGCAACTAAGCTATCCTTATCTGGTGGTACTATGACAGGTGCCATTGCGATGGGTGGCAATAAGATTACGGGTGCTGGCACACCCACGACAGGTTCTGACCTAACTACTAAAACATATGTAGATGGTATTTTAGGTTCAGCAACAGCGGCAGCAGACAGTGCAGCAGATGCAGAAAAGCTAGCTATTAACCCTGAAGATAGCCAGTTTACTTTGTCAGATAGTGTTACTACAGGTTTTTCTGCATTACACTACGCAGCTAAGGCTGAAGATAGCTATAATAGTACAGCACAGTTAGCGGCTGTGGTTGGTGCTACTGTAGGGGATTATGGCTTTATTAACAACTCACCTACGTCAACGGCAGATTACGGAGCATTATAAGTATGTCTACACAAATTCAACGCCGCCGTGGTACTACTTCTGAGCATTCCACGTTCACTGGTGCCGCTGGCGAGATCACTATAGATTCAACTAAGAACACAGTAGTTGTTCATGATGGCAGTACAACAGGTGGTTTTCCACTAGCTAAAGAGAGTGCTGTACCTTCTAACATTCAAGACTTAGACAATGTGTACAGTGCTATGTCGCCTACAGATGGGCAAGTACTTACATTTGACACTACTAACGGCTGGCAAGCTGAGAGTATCCCTACTATTAACACACTGAATGACATCTCTAATGTTACTATTACGAGTGCATCATCAGGTGAGTTTCTGAAGTGGGATGGTTCAGCTTGGGTTAATGCTAGTATTCCTACTATCAATACTCTTAATGATATTAGCAATGTAACTATCACAAGTGCTACGTCTGGTGAATACTTACAGTGGAACGGTAGTGCATGGGTAAATGCTGCAGTAGAAGCGTTTGACACACAAACACAAACTACTACAGCTACAACACAAGTAACTGTTGCATCTTATAACGCAACAACGTATGATGGCATTAAAGCTATTATTACGATGCATGACTCAGCAGCTACAGAACGTAGTATCACTGAGTTGCTTATCACACATGATGGTACAACTGCTGTAGCTACTGAGTATGCACAAGTTAATACTAACACTGCACTAGCTACATTTGATGTAGACTTATCAGGTGGTAACGTCCGTATCCTAGCTACCCCAGCATCAACTAATAGCACAGCATTTACAGTTAAAGCTATTACTCTGTAATACATTCAGCCAAGTGGAAAGGTGAAGCATGGCAAACAATAAAGACTTTAAAGTAAAGAACGGTATCCAGCCCACTGTCTATCACGAGGGCTTGGGTACTGTTACGTCTGGGAGTGTGGGGTACTACTTAGCTGGGGCTAGTTACGATAGTAAGAGTTTTAGCGTATCATCGCAGGAAACTAACCAACGAGGGATTACATTTAAGTCTGATGGCACTGAAATGTATGTAGTAGGTTTAGTCAATGATACTGTGTATCAATACACTCTATCTACAGCTTGGGACATATCTACAGCATCGTATAGTAGTAAAAGTTTTAGCGTAGCATCGCAAGATACTTCTCCAACGTCTATTCAATTTAAGTCTGATGGAACAAAAATGTTTATGGTTGGTCAGCAAACTAGCAATGTGCGCCAGTATTCTTTAAGTTCTGCATGGGATGTGTCTACAGCTTCTTATGATAGTGTTTCCTTTAGTGTCGCAACGCAAGTTGGGGGTAGTAATGTAAACTTCTTGTTTTTCAGTGCCGATGGAACAAAAATGTACGCTGGTGGAAACACCAATCAGACCATATTTCAGTATTCCTTGAGTTCTGCATGGGACTTGAGTACCGCTTCTTATGCAAGTAAAAGTTTTTCTGTAGCAAGTCAAGAAGGTGATCCAAGAGGAATTTTCTTTAAGTCTGATGGCTCAGTGCTTTTTGTGGTTGGAATAAACGATGATGAAGTGCTTCAGTACAGTCTTTCTACTTCTTGGGATGTCTCTACTGCTTCCTTTGATAACATTAGCTTTAGTGTCGCCTCTCAGGATTCTACACCAGTGGATGTTCACTTCTCATCAGATGGCGAAAAAATGTTTATATCAGGAGTCGCCAACCAGTCTGTCTACCAATACTCCACAGTCCAAACCACCAACACCCTAGACCTATCCACTGGCTCAGTCTTTGAAATCACCCCAACGTCTGACATTCAGATTAACCTAAGCAACCCTGCTGATAGTGGTACTGTAAGTCAGGCTACGTTGTTGTTGGATGGTGCTGCTACAACTACCTACAGCTTTAGTGACTTGTCAGACGACTCTAAAAGTTACGCCTATACACCAGAGCCAAACGGAATCTTTTTTAAACCAGATGGCTCTAAGCTGTTTACAATGTCTAATAGTGCCGTTGCATATCAACACACTCTTACAGACCCCAATGACATTACAACGGCTTCATACGACAGTGTTTCTTTTAGTTTGGCTTCACAAGATGCTGGTATGTCTGGTTTATTTTTTAAATCTGACGGTACTAAAATATATGGTGTAGGTTCAGTAACAGATACAGTATACCAGTACAGTTTATCTACTGCTTGGGATTTAAGCACGGCCTCTTATGACTCTGTATCTTTGTCTGTATCAGCACAAGACTCTATACCTGTTAGGCTGTTCTTTAAACCTGATGGTACGAAGATGTATGTTGACGGTGCTAATGGTAAAAAAATATTTCAGTACTCCCTTAGCACTGCTTGGGATCTAAGTACTGCAAGTTACGACAGCATAAGCTACACTTATAGTTCTACATTAAGTTATGATTTGGGTCAGTTCTTTTTTACTTCAGATGGTACAAGTCTTTACTTTATAAGTGCAGCAGTTCCAAGTTCCGCTGCAAGTGAGCAAGTTGTTGGCTACTCTACGCTTAGTACTGCTTGGGATATATCCACTATCGGTGTAAGATCAACTTTTAGCATAAGTTCTCTTGATACGACTCCTTATGGAGTTCAGTTTTCTGTAGACGGTGTAAAACTGTTTGTATCGGGGGCTCAAAACGATAAAGTGTATCAACTTAACAGTTCAACAGGTGCAACAATCACCTACCCTAGCACCCTAGAGTGGCCCTCTGGCACAGCACCTACGTCACCTGCTATAGGTGATACAGACGTACTAACATTCAGCACGACAGACGGTGGTACATCCTACCAAGCAGTACAAGCGATAAACGGGGCGAAGTAACATGGCGAACGATAAAGACTTTTTGCTAAAGAATGCTGTAGAAGTAGGGGGCTCCACAAAGGTAACACTTGGTACAATCACTGGCAGCAACATTGACCTATCCACAGGCAACTACTTCAGTGACACACTAGCAGCCAACACAACGTACACCATCAGTAATGCAGGTGATGTGCAGTCGTTTCAGCTAGAGGTTACTGGTGGTGCTATTGGGTATAGTATTAGTAGCGGAAGCTATGACAGTAAGTCCCTTGATGTGTCGTCCCAAGAAGCTAATGTACAAGGTGTCTTTTTTAAGTCAGATGGAACTAAAATGTACATCATCGGTTCTGCTGGGGGTTCTGTTTTTGAATACGATTTAAGTACAGCTTGGGATGTATCTACGGCTTCTTACTTACAGAGCTTTAGTTTGTCGGGTCAAGGGGGTGATCATCAAGGGTTGTTCTTTAAGCCTGACGGAAGCGGGTTCTATACGGCAAGTAACACAGGTGACACTATCTATCAATACTCAATGAGCACCGCTTGGGATGTCAGCACAGCAAGCTATGACAGTAAGAGCTTTAGTGTGGCGTCTCAGGAAAGTGCTCCTTATGACTTATTCTTTAAGTCCGACGGAACAAAGATGTATGTGCTAGGGGGAGCAGGGCAGGACGTAAACGAGTACACATTAAGCACCGCATGGGACGTATCCACATCATCTTATAGTACAAACTTTAGCGTTGGCTCTCAAGACACATCCCCAAAAGGTTTATTCTTTAAATCTGATGGGCTTAAAATGTTTATTTGTGGTACTACAAACGATAATGTATATCAGTACACAGTAAGTACTGCATGGGATATTAGCACTGCTAGTTATGACAGTGTTAGTTTTAGTACTTTACCTACATCAGGTCAGTCAGATGG